TTCCTCCGTCTGTTAATTCAAGGTAGATGATCCTTCCGTCTGGTTCAGTTGTTACTCGATCAACTACAAGGCTTTCACGCCAAAGAGCTGAATCATAGATTAACTGATGATGCTGCCTGACATACTCCTTGCATCTGGTGATACTTGTACTGTCTGTTTTACCAACCAGATTGCAGATGTATGTGGCTATTTGTAAAAGTGTCATTAGGTTCCGAAAACTAATATTGAGGCGAACATTGGAGTAGCTAAAGTGTCATCTCCGTCATCAATCTCGTGAAATGTTACACGAAATCCTCCAGTGCCATAATTTGAAATTGTTGCCCTTGATGCTTCTGTAACTGTCGTTCCGTCTCCGTATTTAGAGTTAGCTACTAAAACAATAAAGTTGTCTGACGGGACAGCATCAGAAAAAGTAAAATCTACTATCCCTCTACTAACTACAACTGGAACAGGAACAAGTCTGCTTCCGTTTGTCCAAGTTGTAGGAGTTGTCCCTGAAGCTGTGAACTGTACACCTGTAGCGTTTGAAGAAGCTCCTACATTAGTAAAATTATCACCACTTTTGTATTCTATAATCTTGTACTTTGTGGCACTTGTTAGTGTTCCAGAGCTTTGTTCTGTTCCAATATTATAAGAGTTATCTAAAGAAAATTTTCCAGTTCCTGCTTCGTGATCAAGGGAACTACTTATATTGGCCCAAGCCTTTGCAAAGATAGGGCAGTTGATTGATTGAGTAGGTGCAAAAGCATCCTCTACAGTTGTAGCATTGAAAGGATCAGTTACAGCAGATCCGCTTGCTATCCTCACAGCTCCTGTGCCTGCTGTAGTAGCTGGTAAACTTTGAATAAGCTTCTTAGGAGCAATCTGTTTAAGTGATGCCACTGTAGCAGATACTCCGTCAGCATCATAAAATAGCAGCCTGTCATTATCATCGTGTACGTCAGTGGCTGCTGCAACAGTATCCCAATCTGAAACTGATGTAGTGTGTAGCCTTAGCTTTGCTGCTGTGTTGTTGGTAACATCTGCATCACTACTGTTAACCAGTTTGAACTGGCTTGCTACTACTGCATTGATGCTGTCACTTGTTCCTACAAGCATCTTGGAAGATCCGTTTGTTCCTCCCCCTATCACAGGCAAGTTGGAAGGATCTCCTGTGCTGTTGGTACTGCGTACCTTAACAGTCTGGGACCCCATATCCTCCAGCTTGGTGTTGTCTACTGCATTGTTCCTGATTGTTCCTGTAGTAACAGGTTGAGGTGATGCAGTGCTGATCTTGTCAGCAGTTACAGCGTTAGTAGCTAACTCTGTTGAACCTATTGAGCCAGCCGTTACAGTGGCATTGTCTACTAAATTATTTAGGGAGGCAGCCGTAACTGAATCACCAGTTGTAAAGGTTGTTCCCTTGGTCAAATAGGTTCCCATAGTTTAAGCCTTTGTAGCTGCTTTTTTCTTTGGGGCTGGAGTAATGCTAGAAGCTGCTTCAACGGCTGCCTCTGCTGCGTCCTGTGTCTTTGCTACACCGTGTCTAAGGAAGATTGCTAAAATAGCTGTTACTGCGATATGCAATCCCTCAGCTAGTGAGGCCTCCTCTGTTGCCACTGCTGCCGCTGTCCCCAAAAGGGAAGTCAACGCCGCCCAAACTGTCTTACTTTTCCACATCTTTTTATCCTTTTTTTATTAACTGTCTTATCTTCAAAATAATATAAACCAAACTGGCCAAACTCACTCCGCATTTTAGAATAAGATCTATTTCCAGCATCAAGTTTCCTATACCCACTGCGGCACTAGCCAGCACCTTAAAGTCATCAAGGTTCACCCAAATCCCCCCACTAATATATCTAATAAACAAATCAGAAAAACTAGCAGCTTATTCTGCCGCCTCTTCTGTTGCTTCCTCAGAATCATCAGAGGCTTCTTCTGCTTCATCAGATTCTTCCGCTGGTGCTACTACTGGAGTTTCTTCAACTTCGATAACAGCATCAGGATCTCTCTGTAGTCCAAGCTGGGATAAAGCTAAATCGCCAATATAGGTAGCATCATCTTTGTCAGACCCCCAAGCGTCCCAAGTTGGTCCAGTTACATTCAGTAAAGTTGAAACGAGTGGGTTGGTTCCCCAGACATCTTCTCCTTCTGCATTCTTGAATTTACCCCAGCCAACTACGCTAAATTGCATTCCAAATTCTTGGGCTGAGTTTAGTGATACTGCTACTTTAGAAACGTTTAGCTCTGCTGTAGGTATTGTATTTATTTCGATCATTATTGTTCCTCGTTAGATTCTTCTTCTGGTTCCGGTTCTGGTTCTGGTTCCGGTTCTGGTTGCCACGGTAATCCGTGATTTTGGGTTGGTGTTTTTAATGCATCCAAATTCCTGCCAACTGTTAGCTCAATATTTGCTACACTTGCCTCTCCAAGTTTTTCTTTTGTCCAAGCGATAGCTTGCTCCTCAGTTACATCAGCGTACGGAACAGAGAATGATCCGGGATTTGGCTCGTTAGGTTCAGTGAACCAAACGTCTCCACTTATTGATGTTGAGAGATCGTCTTCAGTTTTAGTACAAAGCCAATCGGCCGATTTAATATAACCAGTTTCGGCGTTACTGTTTGTGTTAGTTATTGTCCAAGTTATCATCTTTTAAGCTCCGTTATTGCTTCTAGATACTTCGTGCCACGCTGATCCACTTTTAATCAAAGTTATAGTGTCTTCAGCGTTGTCCAGTGTGCAATCTCCAGCTAGTTTTAAATTAGTACCGTCTTCAACAACAACTGTCCTACTACCACTTGCTGCCATCAGCGTGATAATACTACCTGTTGACCCCCCGTTAATTGTGTCTAGGTAATCAGTTGCTCCGCCGCCTTCAGTGTCAATATTGTGAGTGCTTGAGGTTGCTGTTACTGCTCCTGCTGCAATTGTTAAATCGTTAAAGCCTCCTAGCCTTGTGAAGCCAGCAAGTTTTGCCTCTCCTGCGAGCCAAAGATCTTTGAAAGCATTGCCATTAGCACCAATATCAACAGTGTTGTTGTTAACTGTGCTTTGAGTACACGGTAAAATGGCTTGTGTGGCAAAGCTCACACCACAGTGGTTACTCTGGGTCCCGCTAATCGTAAGATTATTTCCTCCGAGTGTAGAAATTTTTCCAACAGTTGCACCACTGCCATCTTCAAGAACAAATTCACCTCCAGCTTGGGTTATGTTACCAGACGAATCAATCACCATTCTTGCCGTTCCAGTGCCATCATCAGCGGTGTAAAACGACATCGTTTTGCCAGCATCTTCAGCAATCAACTTAAGGCTACCGTCTGTTTGTAAATAACCGTGCTGATTGCCGGTGTTGCGAAGCATTATGCCTTTTGTAGTGTTGGCTGTTCCGTCAATTTTTACTGCTAACCCGTCTTTGTTAATCGTAACGAGTCCCGCCGAATCAATCCCGCCGTTAAAAGTGACCAAACCAGCGTCACCACCTTGCACGTTCATCGCGCTAGTCGCAGCGGTGCTGATATTGCTTCCGATTCTTAACTCTGCAACGCCTCCATTATACGTTTGCGACAAAACCGTGCTGCCACTTGTGCCGCTGGTGTTGTTGAGTGTAACCTCGCCGTGAATGTCGCCAACTTTTAGTTTATTCGCTAAAACCTCCCCATCGGCTGGAGTTGCCGCTGTTGTTCCAATTCTTGCACTCGTACTGTTAAGTTGAACAATAGGCTGAGTCTGTGAAACTCCTGTGGCTGAAGCAGTTCCGTCTGCCGCTCCTGCTCTGTCCTGCACCATTAGCGACTGAGTTGGATTAGCAAATGCGAGGTCGTAATCTGTAACGCAACCAACTTGCTTTATTTCAACTGAATCAAAATAAACTGCTTGTGTGCCTGTCGATGTAATTGCTTGGAGATAAACAGATATTAAACTTGTTGTAGCAGTTATTTCTAAATTTACCGTTTCCCAGTTTGTCGAAGAATAACCCAATAAATAATATTGTGAGCCTATTGCACTGCTACCAATTCCTACGTTTGCTTGAGTCGCGTCAATGTTTTTAACTTTGTAACTAATTCTATATTTTGCACCAATTACTGCTGTAAAATTTTGATGTATATACGGATTATCAATGCTTCGAGCTATTTTTAATGCTGGCTCAGAACCCGAACCACTGGACGAATCAATTGTATAAGTGCCTTGGTTTCCTGTCGTCCACGAATTAGGTGCAGTAGTTCCACTTGCTCCTGTCCAAGCTGTCCCGTTTAAAATCTTAGAAGTCTCACTGCCGTACTGGTCAGCAAACGGAACATCAGCCCTCTGAAAACAGGTGTCTACTTCGTCGTGTGTGAGAGCCTTATTCCAAGTCCGAAATCTGTAAAGTCCTCCTAAGAATGTGTATCCAGATCCAGAATTTCCGATCATTGCTGTGGACGAAACACCATCACCTAAATTAGTTGATGCTGATGCAGCAATTGATACAGACGCGACTTCTGTTCCGTTGCGGTATAAAACTGCATTTCCTGATCTGTCACAGCTTACAACGTAATGCGTAGGCTCGTTATAATCTGCTGCCATATTATACGACAGATCATACTGAGCTGCCGCTCCTACAGCGTTGAAGAAAATCAGTTTAACTACATTGCTGGAAACGTGATTTTCAATAGAAAATTTATTGTTAACTGTTGTAGCAGATTGATAGATTGATCCTCCGCTTGAACCAACTTCTCCAGTCTGATTCATAACAAACTCTATTGAGAAATCACTTGTACCAAATTCTACTGCTGCATTGTTGGCTAGGTGGATGTAACCAGTGTTAGAGAAATACAGTCCTTGACCGTCTGAACTGTTGACGAGTTCGCGGATTATTTCTCCACCGCCTCCTCCGCTTGATGTGGAGGTGTTAATTATGTTGGCTATTCCCATCGTTTAGTTCCCCATCCTACCGCTGTAGGCTACGTTCACTTTACCTGTACCTGTTGCTGTGCAGAAACTTAGTCCTGCTGTGTAACCTGCAAACGTGATAGCTCCTCCAGTTCCATCTTCATCTGAAGTACAAGCTGAAAGAATTCCTGTGTAATTACCTGACGTAGTAGCGCATTTTGTTGATCCGCTTGCATTACCGTCTTTTGTCAGTCTGTAAAATACTGGTACTGTCCCAACATTCTGAATTATCAGGAATGCTGGACTCATCGAGGTTTGAATTGTTGAATCTGTTGCTGATCCCGTAGGGACAGATAGCTCTAGGTTTATTGTTTCACCAAAGTTGTGGAGAACATCGTTTTGTGCGCTCATTTTTTATAAATTCCAAATCTTTTTCATTTGCCGCTTTGTGTAGCGACTTTTCCACCCTCCTGCTTTCATCTCTGCAGATCTGCAGGATCTCTTAATCTGTTCTTTAGGAGAGAGTGGTTTTTGTTGGCCTCCGAAGCTAAAACTGGTTGGTACATCAACCTTCATCCACTTCTGGCCTCCTTCTTCAAAACTATCAAGATCAGGAGAGGCTAGGATTTCCCTAACCTCACCTGTCTCAACATTCCTATAATCTAACAAAGGCATTA